TTACGGGCGATGGTCGCTTAATGGCACCAATCTTTACGGCAGATGGCAACTTATCCAGCTTGCAATATATTCAAAACGAGGGCGAAAAACGGTTTCACCCTAGCGGCCAAACAAGTGGTTGTTTTTGGATGGTCGGCACAATGGATGAGCCTGGGCCATTGTTTATTGCCGAAGGCTTTGCAACTGCCGCAACCATCTTGGAATCGACCAATCGGCCATGCGCCATTGCCTACAGCGCCCACAATTTGCCAAGCGTAACAGGCGCATTGCGTGATCGTTATGGAAGCGGGCAAGAGATCATTGTTGTGGCAGACAATGACAAGTCTGGCGTCGGCATGGCGTATGCAACGCAAGCTGTTGCAAAGCATGGAGGCCGCGTGGTGATGCCTCCGCAGGAAGGCCAAGACGCCAACGACTACCGTGCGGCTGGTGGTGATCTTAAGGCGTTGCTCTTGCCGACCAGTGGCACGGAGGCCATGCGGCGGCTAGAAGTGCAGTTTGGCGATGAACTGCCAGCCGAATATGAACCGCCAGATGAACTGGTCGAAGATGTTATAGTGCGCGGCAAATCCACCGTGATCTATGGGGACAGCAACAGCGGCAAGACGTTTTTTGCGCTTGGCCTGGCTGCCGCCATTGCCGAAGGACGCGAAGCATATGGCAAACGCACCGATCCCGGTATCGTTGTCTATCTGGCGTGTGAAGCGCCTGGCAGCATCAAAGCCCGGCTAAAGGCCATTGCCAAATTTCAGAACGTCTCGCTTAAGCGCATTGCCGTTGTGCCAGTGCCGCTCAATTTTTATACCGGCGATGCAGACGCGGCTGCCGTTATTGCTGCGATCCGAGAGATTGAGGCTATCAAAGGCCAAGCGGTTAAACTGGTGATCGGCGACACCTTGGCCCGTATGTCATCCGGTGCAAATGAAAACAGCGGCGAAGATATGGGGCCGGTCATGGATCGGTTTGAGGAAATTTGCCGCGCGACTGGTGCAGCTATGCTGATCATTCACCACAACGGCAAAGACGCAGCCAGAGGCGCACGCGGCTGGTCGGGCATCCGCGCCCATATCGACACTGAGATTGAGGTGGTGGAAAAAGACGGCCAGCGCAGTGCGACCATCACGAAGCAACGCGAGTTGGCTTCTAAGGGTGAGATCATTTATTTTAAGCTGGAAATAGTGGAGATGGGCGAAACCAAATTCGGCAAGCCTGCCACCACATGCGTTGCGGTTCTAGATGACGGCGCGCGAAAGCCGAAAGGGCCACATAAGCACGCCGAAGCGTTGAAGCTGTTCGAACGCGCCTTTTTCAACACCGGGGCCGAACGGCGGCCATTCTATGAAGGCCAGCCGCAAGTGCCATACATTACCGAATCCGGGCTAACCCACTTTATGGAAGTCAGCTTACGCTGGGATAAACGAAAAATCACCAACGCCATGAACATGAACAGCGCCACAAGCTGGGTTCAAACACTGCTTGCTGATGGCATGATCGCGCAATTTGAGCATGGCTTTGTGGTGCTGGCAGACGACCAAACCAGCGGTTGGGTGTCCTGACTTAAACTACCCTTGACTGACTTTGTGAGGTATAATATAGCCAAGAAGGGAAGGTTGGGGAGGCAGCTAAATGCTGATTTTCTACCCTTCCCTGTCCCTACATCCTATGCCCCCTGTTATTCAAAACAGGGGCAAGGAGCAAGGGCCGGGAATAGAAAGCAGCACGGTCGTTTTGAAAGGGCTGTCATGGATTTTAAGGATACGCTGATTAAGGCTCTTGGCACGGTGCAAAACGGCACCGTTTTTAAGCGCGCACAGGTTTATGATTATCTGATCGGGTGCGGCTATGCCGAACGCACGGCAACCAACGTGCTAACGCCAAGCCGCAAGGGCAGCATGATCAACACGCTTCTGGCTGATGGCGTGATCGAACATCATGGCCCGCTTGGCTATCGCATCATCAACAACGAAGCGTTCAAGGCGAGGGCGCGCAAAAACACCGGGCGCGTTTTGCGATACGAGGGCAAGCCGAAAGAGGGATGGCAGCCAATGGGCTTAATGAGCAATCCCGGAGATTATGAAGCTGAATTGCTTTTGTGCGGTCAGCGGTTTGGCAAAGCATGTTGGAACCTTAAACTTTACGCAGACGGCACAATGCCACGCAAAGCGAACTGGTGGTTGCAATACAAGAATGGCAAGCTGTTTGGCAGCGATGCAGCAACGCTCAAAGCCAACATGCCGGATGTTTATGAAGCCGTCATTGAGGACGTGGGTGAAATTGAGGAAGCGCAATGACCGATCACATAAATCCAGATCACTACCGGCAAGGCGATGTGGAGTGCATAGACGCTCTGGCGGCTGCGACGGCGAACCTATACGGGATCGAGGCCATCTGCACAGCCAACGCGATCAAATATCTTTGGCGCTGGCGTGAGAAGGGTGGCGCTACAGACTTGGGCAAGGCGAAGTGGTATATTGAACGGCTGATGCGAGAGGTGGTTGCGGAAAGCGGCCAGAAGGCTTAATTTGAGCGGATGCAGCCCGTAATTAAAACTGAGCAAAAACGCAAAGTGGGTGATGGCACTCCTGGCCCTGGCCGCCCGAAAGGGTTGCAGAACAAAACGACCGTTACGATCCGTGAAGCGATCCTAAAGGCGTTCGACAAGGCTGGCGGTGCGGATTATCTGGCGCGCATGGCCGACGAACAGCCCGTTGCGTTCATGGCGTTGTTGTCTAAGGTGCTGCCAACGCAAATTAATGTTGGCACCAAAGCCGATGGCATCAAGATCGTAATCGAGCGGGCAGCACCGGCCAACGGTGACGATGCCAAAGTGATTGACATAAAGCCAAATGCATGAGGTGAAAATCCAGCTAACGGAGCCTCAAGAGGCTTTCGTTTTCAGCAAGGCCCGTCATCCGGCGATGGTGGCGGGCTTTGGCGCTGGCAAGTCTGAGGCCGCCGTGGTGCGCCTGGCGTTGCTGGCCCTGCAATATCCTCGCATGGACTTTGCGTTTGTCGAACCAACCTTTGACCTGGTGCGGCTGATTGCATGGCCGCGCTTTGCCGGCATCTTTGAACGCTGGGGAATCGGCTTTGAGCTAAACAAGGGCGACAACATCGGAACGCTGGAAAACGGCAGCCAGATCATCTTTCGTTCAGCAGACGCACCGGAACGGCTGGTGGGCTTTGAAGTGGCCGACGCGATCATTGACGAAATCGACACGCTTAAGGAAGCCCATGCGTCTGATGTATGGACAAAGATGTTGGGCCGGTGCCGGCAATCAAAGCCTAATGGCGCAGTCAACACGCTGGCCGCCGTGTCAACGCCGGAAGGCTTCAAGTTTGTCTACAAGACTTGGGGCCGCGATCCGAAGCCCGGTTATGAATTGATCAAAGCGCCGACTAACTCAAATCCCTATCTGCCTGCCGGCTATGTCGAACAGTTGCGGGCTGCCTATTCATCGGCGCAGCTTTCCGCATATCTTGACGGTGACTTCGTCAACCTTGTGAGCGGCAGCGTATATTCAGAGTTTGACCGGCAGGAAAACGGCACGTTCGAAACGATCCGCGTTTCTGAGCCGCTGCATATCGGCATGGACTTCAACGTGGGCAATATGAGCGCCGTCATCGGCGTGATGCGCCAAGGCAATCCAATGGCGCTGGATGAGCTAACCGGCATCCGTGACACGCCGGCCATGATCGACACGATCAAGAGCCGCTACAAAGGCCATGCGATTAACATCTATCCAGACGCCAGCGGCGGATCGCGCAAGTCGATCAACGCCAGCCTGTCGGACATTGTGCTGCTGCGGAACGCTGGCTTCACGGTGCTGGCCCATGCGTCTAACCCGCCCGTCAAGGATCGCGTCTTGGCGCTTAGTCAGATGATCCACAATCAAGGCAAGCGCCGCCTGCTAGTCAATCCAGATCGCTGCCCATCGTTGACTGAGGCACTAGAACAGCAAGCCTATGACAAGAACGGCGAACCGGACAAGGCAAACGGGCTTGATCACTTAAATGATGCGCTAGGCTATTTCATATTCTACAAATATGGCATATCACGCGGGCCAGTTCGCTTCGCGCAGATCATGGGCGCTTGATGCCTTTGCCGCGCGGCGCACCTTGTGCTAATGTGGCGGGCGCAATGTATCACCGGGGCTTGCCTAATGGCCGTCAATAACACGCACAAACAATATGACGCTTATCGGTGGCGCTGGCGGCGTTGCCGTGACGTGATCGCAGGTCGCGATTCCGTCTTGCAGAATGGCCGCCAAGGTCAGCGGTTCCAAGGCAGTCTTTACGATCCGGTTTTCACGCAAGAGATTTATTTGCCGCGCCTTAGCGGGCAGTCGGAATCCGAATATCGCACTTATGCTGAACGTGCGGCGTTCTTCAATGCCAGCGGGCGCACAGTGGACGCATTGACCGGCCTCATCTTCGCCAAGAATCCGCAGATGGAGTTGCCGCCCGCGATTGATCGCTTCACCAACGACATCACGCTGTCCGGTGACAACTTGCGCGAGTTTAGCGAACAGGTGGTAGAAGAACAGACCGCCGTGGGCCGTGTTGGTATCATGGTGGATTATCCCGCCGATGTGCCAACGAACCTTTCTGTGGCCGCCGCAGAGGCGCTGAACATCCGCCCGTTCATGCGGCTGTATAAAGCCGAAACCATCCTGAATTGGCGCACTGCTAACATCGGCGGCGTAAAAATCTTGACGATGGTCGTGCTGCAAGAAACGCATGACGTGCCAGAAGATGACTTCACCACGCAAGAGGTGACGCGCTATCGCGTTCTTGACCTGACAGAGCAAGGTTATCGCGTTCGCCTGATGACCCAGCAGGGCGAGACGGTTTCCGAAACCTATCCGCTTATGCGTGGCCAGCCGATGCGGCGGATTCCGTTCATTGTGCTGGGCGCGAATAGCTCTAGCACGGACGTGCAAAAGCCGCCGCTGCTTGACCTGATCGACGCCAACATCGCGCACTATCGCAACTCTGCCGATTATGAGCATGGCTTGCACTTCACCGGCTTGCCGACGCCTTATGTGGCTGGCGTCCAGCTTGACGAAGGCCAGACGCTTAATCTTGGCAGTAAGACCGCTTGGGTGTTTCCCGATCCGTCTGCCAAGGCATCGTTCCTTGAGTTTACCGGCCAAGGCTTGTCCACGATCCGCGAGGCCATGAAGGACAAGGAAACCCGCATGGCCAGCCTTGGCGCGCGTTTCTTGGCTGATGACAAGCGCAGCGGTGAGGCGTTCCAGACGCTGGAACTTCGCACTAGCGGTGAACGGTCGACTCTTGCCAGCATTGCCCGCGCGGCATCGGATGCGCTGTCAAAGGCGTTGAACATCATGGCGGCTTGGGTGGGCGCACCCGAAACGGCGCGCTATGATCTGAACACTGAATACGTCAACAGCACCATGTCACCACAAATGTTGCAACAGCTAGTGATGGCCTATCAGACCGGCGCAATGCCGCTGTCTGTGCTGTTCCAGAACATGCAGAAGGGCGAGATTGTTTCGGACGCCATGACGTTCGATGCCTATCAAGCCCAGCTTGAAGATGCCGGGCCAAGCGTTGCAAACAGCGATGAGGATGATGCACCGCCGATTGAAAGCGGGACATTGGCGGCAATCAGGGCGCGGCTTGGCCTGTAATGGAACCGGAGATCATCGCAAGTTTGGTTGAGGCTGTTGCCGCGCTGAATCGGCGCGTCAATGACTTGGGCAGCTTTGAATTGATCGCAGGGCCGCAAGGCCCAGCCGGTGAGAATGGTGAGCCTGGCCCGCCGCCGACTGATGAGGCAATCCGCGATGCCGCTACGGCTTGG